CGATGCATCGAGCTCGCACACGTATGTCGGCTCCCGTCTGGCCTTCCGCGGCAAAATCGTCCGGGCGCAAAGCGTGGCAGCGTACAAGGCGATACGCGAGGTGGCGTAAGCGCAAAGCGCCAAAGCGTGGAGCGAAGCGACTAAAACGAAAGAACGGGATTCGGATGGTTTCCGAATTCCATTTAAAAGGTATTCAAATACCGGCGAAGCCGGCCGAATTTTTTTAGAATATTGATAGGGTAGGGGAATACAAAACTGAACTGATTTGAGGGTAAACGACCTCAATTTAACTATGTAAAGATAGTGATTTTTGTTGATATTTGCAAGTTATTTTTCTGTTATTTTTAGCTTAGAATTGACCAGTTCAAATGGAATAAAGAGTGCTTTAAATTATACGCTTCGTTTTGTGAAATGAACTTTTCATTTTGAAACGCGCGAACATTTCGATTTGCGGATTATATGTCGATGAGAAAGAGACAGTCTTTGAAATAGGTTATCTCATAGGCGAAGAGGAATATTTGGGTAAGGGCATCGGGAAGATTATTGTAAAGAAGCTGATCGGGGAAATTGCCGAAATAGGAGGGAAAGAGATATTGGCTGACCCTGATGAGGCTAATGTTTTATCCATAAGAACATTGTTAAGTAATGGATTCGTAAAAGTAAAAGATTGCGATTATAGGTATTGTCTTAAATAGATAAGAAAACTTCTTTTGAAAGAAGTTTTCTTATACGGCCATTCTATTTATTATTTGAATACAAAGTTGCTCAATAGATAACTCAAGAAGTTACCATAAATGATTATCTTTTATCTGACTTGTAAACTCATTTATAGCATCATATCTCAGCTTCGAAACGGAAGAATTTACTTTCGCTATTTTCTTCGTCAAAAATCTTTCGATGAAATTCATTTTGTCAAACTGAAACTCGCCACCTAAAATGGCTTTGGGAATCGATAATCTCTGCAAGAACTCCGGGAAAGCCTTATTCATTTCTTCCGCTTCTTGCTCTTCGTTCATACAACAGATGAATAACCCTATTACTTTTTGCTCTAATAACAGTTGATTATTGTGACAGAATTGAGTAATTTTTCGGTTTGGAGAGCCCGCATAAATGGCTGTTCCGAGAATTATTCGATCGTAAGTTCGAATATCAGGTCTCGGACACTCTTTTAATGAGATGTAGTCAACTTTATTAGTCAACTTTTCTCCGATAAGGTGTGTTACTCGCTCGGTAGTTCCATGTTTTGAATAATATATGATAGCTGTTTTCATTTTCAACAGGCATAAGCGGTTTTAAATAGCCACTAATAAGTGACATGGTTATCCTTTGTAAAGGTAGAGACTTTATTCTGACTAGCAAACAGTTTTCGATATAATTAATCTATATCTTGTTTTTCTCATATTTGAAAAGTATGTTCCCCATCTCAAAACGAGATAGGGAGCATTTCTTAATATATAATTAATGTACAGGTGCCAAGATTGATTCCATAATACCTGTACATATTGAAATTCCTACTTAATATCCCGGATTTTGATACTCGCTGCCATTGGTGATTGTTGCAGTAAATGTAGTTGAAATGGGACGTAATGCATAATTCGGGTGAAAGAATTGTGCTAAGTCCGGATGAGTATTCTCCAGATACTCCGAGTTCTTAAACATTCCTGTCCGTTTCAAGTCGTAGAAGCGGCAATATTCTCCGCAAAGTTCACGGCCTCTTTCATCTAAGATATCACGCACCGTAATACTCCCTGTAAGCGGATTTGCTCCGGCACGTTCACGAACCTTGTTGATATAACCGGCTGCATTCGCACCACCATTCAGGTAAATATCAGCTTCTGCCATGCGCATGATAAACGTTGCATTCAGATTACCGTTTCTCTGTTTGGAAGCATTGGCTACATAATAATTGCTGCTGTTATGCTTATTCAGTGATGGATAATAGTAGCGGAATTGGTTCTCATTTGTGCCGTCATTTTTGTAATTGCCAGTGACGTTTGTATAAGCATAATTCATGTTCACATTATTATTGTCATCACTATATACATGATGATAATCAATTAGCAAATAATCAGAAATGTGTTCTTTTTGTTTCTCTGTCGCATAATCGATGTCCTGCGGCATGATGAATTTAATGGCTAAATCACCTTTATTCAGAGCTTTGCCAATGACGGTTTCTTCCTTGTCATACATGTGGACGGCACTTTCATCCCACGTGTAATTCTTGTTCGCGTTCCACTCTGTAGTGAACGATTCATGAAATCTGGGGTCCAATGTTCCGTCTTTCTGTACATATAAACTCAATAAATGCTGTGTGGGCATAAAGATACCGGTAATTGAGCCTTCCCAAGTAAGGCGTGTTTCCTGATTGTCTTCACGTGCACCGAATTTATTGATATTGCATAAGAAGTATTCGTCGTTGCGGTTCAACTTGTAGTTTCCGTTGCTTGATCCGTGACCGTCTGCTCCTGCATACCAGCGATGTTTCCAGAGAGCTTCCTTGTTTTCCCAGTTATTGCTCTCTTTAAACACTTCGCTATACGATGGATACATATACGTATTGTATTTTCCACCGCCAGTTTCGCAATCGGTAATCAATTTCTTGGCTGTATCCAGAGCTTCCTGCAAATATTCGGTGCTTCCATATTCGTACGTCTGCAAGCAGGCTTTAGCCAGAAAACCGAGAGCGGCTTTCTTCGTCGGGGTGGTAGTAGTTGCATGCGTACCTGTTGGCAACCATTCGGATGCGAATCTTAAATCGGGCAGGATTACTTCCTGGTAGATAGTCATCGGATCGGTACGGGTGGGTGAGTAAGTCAGTGTTTCCGCTGTTATCGGTTCTGTGAGCATCGTCACTGCTCCGAATTGTTCCACAGCATTGAAATAATAGACAGCTCTAAGAAAACGGGCTTCCGCAATCTTGGCATTCCGCTCCTCTTCCGTGGTGTAAGGAGGTTTGTCTCCTAATGCGATAGCTTCGTTACAGGCTCCCACACCGTCGTATGTCCCGTTCCACCAATTATTGGTGTAAGTCGTATTGGGTGATGTTCCTGCGAAAAACCAGAACCACTGTGTGTAACTTGTTGATTCGTTGGCTTTATACGTCCAAAGATCGGTGTCGCCTTCAGTCAGTGACATCCAGTCCGCAGAACCGTAGTAAAACCTTTCCATAGCAAAATAACACTGGTTAATCAGGGTTTCATATCCATCGATGGAAGTAGCCAAAGCCTCTTTGGTAAATGCGCCCGGGTTGTATTCCTCCAAGGTGCAGGAATGTAGAGATAAGGCCGAGAACAGCACACTGCAAAATATGAATTTTATATATATCCTTTTCATGATTATAATCTTTTGTTAGAATGTCAAATTAACGCCAAAAACAAATTGCCGGTAGGTAGGAAATGCATCCGAACCGTTGGTTTCGGGATCAGTATCTTTCAACTGCTTATCTTTTACAAAGATGAACGGATTGTAGGCTGTGGCATAAATACGGCATTTCTCCATTAAAACTTTGCGGGAAATATTGACGGGTAGTGTATATCCCAGCGTGATATTTTTAATCTTAATGAAGGAGCCGTCGCGCACTCTTAATGAAGGATATACGGTTTTTTGTTCGTCTCCCGTTCCGGGACGGGGGAAATAGGCTCCTTGATTATCCTCTGTCCAGTAGTCTACGCCTGCCAGTTGATTCTTGGTTACGCTCTGTTCGGCGGTATAATAACCGAGCAGGTCACTGTTGATTGTCTGTCCGTAACGCGCCATGGCAAAGACGGATAAATCAAAATTCTTGTAGGTGAAGGAATTGCTGAATCCGATGATCCAGTCCGGATTGGAATGTCCTAGAATTTGCCGGTCTTCCGTACTGTATTTATGCACACCTTCATCGCCTTTCTGGTCTAAGGTTTCTATCTTGATGAATCCGGGTTTTACGCCGTAGGCATCCAATGTTTCCTGTGGAGTATCGGTTCCCCAAATTCCGGTATATTTATATCCGTAAATAGCTTTAATCGGTTCACCGACAAACAGGTTTTCGGCGATCAGATCACCGTCAGGCAGATCGTCTATTTGTTCCTTGTTCCAGGTGACGGATAAAGTGGTGTTCCAGGTGAAATCTTTATGCCGTATGTTGTGCGAAGTGATCGTTGCTTCCACACCTTGGTTACTGGTCTGGGCGATGTTCTGCCAGATGGCCAGAGGCGATCCCCATCCGGTCAGACCGCTGGTGATGGGCAATGTACGTTTGAATAATAATCCTTTGGTGGTTGTCTTGAACCATTCTACTGATCCGTCAATGCGACCGTTCAGGATGCCGAAATCCAACCCCACATTCCAGTTGTATGACTTCTCCCAGCCGAGATCGGAACTACCGTAAGTACCGGAGTATTGCGTGAAAGGAACAATCTTCCCATTAATGGAAATTCCCGAAGCGGTATATACGTATGCTTGTGTTGTGGTGCTGTATGCGGTGGTTCCTCCCGAGTTACCCGTGATGCCGTAGCTCACTCTCAACTTCAGGTTGTCTAGCCAACTACGTGTCTTTTCCATAAATGCCTCGTCTGATATTCTCCACGCCAGTGCGCCTGCGGGGAAAGCATCCCATTTATGTCCGGTGGAGAATTGTGAAACACCGTCCCACCGCGTAGAGAAATTAAATAGGTATTTGCCTTTGTATGAATAGTTCAGACGGAAGGCAAAAGACATTTTCTGCGTCTGTGCGAAGTCGGATTCTACATGTTGGGAAGTGCCCGATGTCAGTCGCCAGAAAGACCATTGATCTACCATCTGACCGCTGGCGGCAGCCATGCTACTTTCCGACTGGTTCTTATTCCAGGAAGTAATCAGTGAACCTCCCAGATTATGGTCTTTGGCGATGGTTGTGTTGTATGCGAGAATATTTTCCCAAGTGTAATTCCAGGCATTGTTGTTGGTGATGGAAGCATGCGGTGAACCTGCATAAGACGGACGGTTGGCATTGCACTTCTCTCCCCAGTATTGCCCGTGGCGTGAGTGATTCAAAGTACCATTGACACGACTGGTAAAAGTCAGGTTTTTGACGGGAGTTAGTTCGACATAGCCACTCATGTTCAGGTAGGTGGAACGGGTGTTGTCTACATACTGATTCTCTATGAAATCACTCATTGGGGAATATTGTCCCGTGATGTATTCGTGATTGATCTCCCCTTCTTTGGTATAAGCATCACCTAGCGGGATGGCGGAGAGAGATTTGGTGAATGTGTTTTTTACACCGGAGTTCAAGTCCCGGTAGACTAAATTGGAAGTAAAGCCCACCTTTGCCCACGAAAAGATCTGCTGATCCAGATTGAGGCGTAATGAATATCTGTTCAGATTCTCGTTATTAAGTAAACCTTCCTCCCGGTTGTAAGAAGTTGAAGCAAATAATTTTGTTTTTTCAGTGCCGCTACTGACCGAAAGACTGTATTTCTGTGTGGTAGCCGTGTTGCCCGACACTTCATCCACCCAGTCTATCCATTTGCCATCGTTGTATGCATCTATAAAATCCTGTTTTCCCAGTAGGGCGGACATATCGGTGGGATAGTCACCGTTTTTATATTTATATGCTTCCCGTTGGTAGGTGACCCATTCATCCCGCGTCATCCCATGCCTGTAGTTGGGTGAACCGCTGAATCCGTAATAAGCATCGAAGTTTACGGTAGCTTTCCCCTCCTTTCCTCTTTTGGTGGTGATAATGACAACGCCGTTTGCTCCTGCAGAACCATAAATGGCGGTGGAAGAAGCATCTTTCAATACATCTACACTCTCAATATCCGACGGGCTGACCTGGCTATAGCTACCGGGGATTCCATCGATAATAAACAACGGTTCGTTGCTGCCATAGATAGATCGTGAACCACGTAACAGGATAGTGACATCACCTCCTACCTGTCCCGAAGTTTTGGTGATATCCATTCCGGGTATCTTGCCTTGAAGGGCTTCCATCACATTATTGGTAGGAGCGGCCAGTACTTCCGCACTTT